GTGTTTAAAGTTCAACATTATTTTACAATATTTACTGCTTGAGGGCCACGTTGACCATCTTCAATATCATAAGAAACTGCTTGGCCTTCATCTAAAGACTTGAAGCCTTCTCCCTGGATCGCTGAGAAATGTGCAAATACGTCATTTCCATCTTCTCCAGTGATAAATCCAAAACCTTTATCTGAGTTAAACCATTTTACTGTACCGTTATTCATATATATTTCCTCCTGATACGTATATAATACGTGTTTTGTTGCAATTAATATTACTTGGTAAAAGGAGTTTTTATAGTGTGAATATATCGCTCAGATTACGTTTCAAATTAGATTACTTTTTTACTATAACACGAATATGATGGTAATGCAAGGATAACTACTAATATACGATTATGTATGAAATTCATAATTAGTTCTTGATGGACTGGAACAGTAATAAAAAATAATCTGCAGTATTTTCATTTACTTTATCCCTCTGCTTTTATTTTTTGAGTAATTTACCATTTTTTTGTTATAATATTGGATAGCTTATTATTGAAGGAGTAATGTATACAATGACAGAAGTTAGTGTAGGAATGTTTGATTTAGGCGCTGCTGACGGTAAAAAGGAAGCTCGTCGCCCAAATTTTGAAAGTCTTTTTTATTTGGAAGATGGGTATTATGATGATTTAACAAGTGGCGAGAAATACATTGTAGTTGGAAGAAAAGGAACTGGAAAATCTATTTTGATTCGATATTTCAAACTTCAAATGGAAAAAAGCAAATCCAGTTATTGCGAATTAATAACTATACCATCCTTTATGAGACAAAAGCTTAAAACGTTTAATTACGATGAAATTGCTCAAGAAGAAATTGAAGAATTTTGGCGTTATGTGTTTCTAAAAGAATTAGCTAACATGATAACAAGCAATAAAACAAATGCACTTTCATTTTTAAAAAAAAGAAATATTAATAAATTCGAAGAACAGGAATATTATACTGCTCAATCTAAACAAATAGAATCTATTGACGAATTGAATAGCAAGCTTTCTTATTCTGATATCAACTTATCTTCTACTACTAATAGCAAAGAAGCTATACAATTTACTCCGTCAAAATATTATGAAATTTTAGATGATTTATCTAAATTAATTTTTTCATATTTGAAAAAAACCCCAATGAATTATTACTTATTGTTTGATGATATTGATGAATTAGAAAATAAAATTTCTAATAGAGATCAATTCAAACAAATATGCTTAGGATTTTTACAAACAATTGAATCTATCAACGATGAATTATATGAGATTGGTAATGATTCAAGGATAATTACTACATTTAGACTTGACTTATTAGAACAAATTAATTCAGATGCAAATAATTTAAGTAAAATAATTTATGATAGTTCTGTTACTATTGAATGGTTTTCACCTCTTTCAAAAGAAGAACCCGAACAAACACAACTAGCTAAAATGATTCTTCACAAAATTAGGAACTCTGTCCCTGACTTTCTTTTACTGAATGATGAAGAATTATTTAATACAGTTTTTCCGTCGGGAAAAAATCAAAATAACTGTTTAGAATATATTATGCTAAGGAGTTTTGGTAGACCTAGAGATATTATAATGTTTCTTCAAACTTATCAACGCCTTTATAAAAAAGATACATGTTTTGATTATAATAAATTTGGTAATTGTTTAAGAACTTATTCAAAATGGTTTTATACTGAATTACTCAACGAGATAAATTTATCAGAAATTAAAGAAGATTTATTATCATCCATAGAGCTCTTGAAAAAAATGCAATTAAAACAATTTTCTACAGAAAAATTTGAATTATTTTATAGAAATAATAAAAAACAATATGGATTTAGAATTAAAAATCCTAGAATTGCTTTATCAACTTTATATAAATTAGGAGTTTTAGGAAATGTGACCTTTAGAAATAAGAGTAAAACTAAATATTGGTTTTCTTATAGAGAGGGATCTCCCGTTGATCCTGATTTTAATCAAAAATTTGTTGTGCATTTTGGACTTCTAAACTATTTGTCTTTATAAAAAGAAAAGCTCACCAAAATTGGTGAGCTTTTGCGTCTGTTACGCTAATTAACAATGTCTGTACACTATTAATCACTTAATATTAAGTAGCAATAATCTATAAATTAATGATATCCAACAATCATTAATTCGTCAATTATTATTAATTAATTTTAAAAACTTATTTCTCTTAATTGTTATAACACTTGATACTATAATGTTAAGTAGATAGTTGTAATACGAACATCATTCACTGCACCTTCACCGTCCGACTGATTGCATCGGCGTAAGATGATATCAATCTTCTTCCCTTTCATCCAGCTAGAATCAAAAGTAATGTCAAAACCTAGTGCATCGCCACCTTGATATCCGTATGCCTTTTTGACATCTGGACGAGCAATCCCTTGAGATTGGATACGTGTTAATTCTTTAGGTGTCCCGTGTTCCATCACAAGTACGTATGCGTATGTTCCAATTGCACCTTGTGGTTTATCAGGAACCAACCACCCAGCTACACGAACTGTTTTGTCTGATACCTTCTTGAAAATATCTAGTTTTCCATAGGCATTTCCTTGATGCGTTGGCGTACTTGCTGATACTTTATCATCATGATTCTGATCTTCTGTACTGCCATCAGGTTTCAATGCGGGATTATCATAGTATTTCTTGATTTGTGAAATAAAGTAATCTTGCATTTGAGCAGTGATGGCTGCAGGAACTGCTAACGTAGAATCATAGCCACAATGTTCCATCAGTGAACGCTTAGGACATTCAGTAGCTGAAAATTGATGATGGCATTTAACTGTATCTCGGTTAACTGTCAATCCGTAAAAACGAAGATCCTCCGCAGCTTGCCAGAAAGCATTTTGTTCCGCTTGTAGGAAAACTTCTTTTGGCGTTTCCCGATTTCCACGCACTTCATATCCGATATAGCTGTTATTACCATCAGAGTTAGCGACATGCCAAGCACGATTGTAAGTATCTTCTGTCCGAATAATCGTGTTTTCATCACAGTAATAATGAGCAAATCCTGCTTCTAACTGTTTATCTGTCATTCCTGCCAAACGATTCATTTCTTGTTCTGCTGTTGTGTTTGTCCAAGTATTATGGATGACTACACCCTTCACATCTCCTACACGTTTACCTGCTACACCACGACATACTGAATTATTGATAATATTGACCATTATTTTTTTCCTCCTAAAGTATTATTTTTGTCTTTTCCTTGTTCTTCAGATGAATCTTTTAATTTGCTGAATCGATCTTTCACAAAATCTGGAATCGGGATTCCTAGCTGACCTAAATTCTCGATCACCGAGATTCCATAAACAGCAATGTATGAAAGCACAAAAGCTGTTGCGACTCCTTCAAAATTCATGATTTTAAGATAGGGATACGCAATCAGCACAAGCGCTACGACCAGCAAATGCTTTACTACCCCCATTAGTCCCTTAGTACTATTTGTTTCTTTTCCAGCAAGTCCTTTACAAACTCCTGTAATGATATCCGCAATGACAATCCAAACAAAAATTTGAATATAAACGTTGCTTACTAGATTTTTAAATTCTGATAACAAAACTAAATTATCAATGATCACCATGTTTCCACCCTTCACTTTCTATTTTGGCCATACAAAAAGCGCACTCGTTTGAGCACGCTTCTATTCTTCACTATTAATAATCTCATCCGCTTCTTCATCTGTAATGCATAGTGGAACGAATTGTCGAACCTGTTCTTCTGTAAAACAACCCCAGTCAAACATCATTTTCACATCGCTAAAACTAAACATACTACTCGCCTCCTTCTATTTCTGGATTTAATTGCTCTTTAATTTCTTCAATGTCCTTGCTGTTTTGAAGCGAAGCAAGCATTGTTTTTGAATTGATTTGTGCTAAACTGTCAGCTTTTTCTTTCAATGCAGTATTTTCCTGTTTAATTGCTACATCGTTTAGCATGAGTTTGGCATTTAGCTGTTTTAGGTTGTCGTTTTCATGTTCCAGAGCCTCGTACATCGCTTTGAGATTGTTTAAATCGTTGTGATCTAGTGCGCTCGCTAAAACAATCCATTGGTTCAATTTAGGATCAAACATCTGATCAGCGATCGTTAACGGTTCGCCATCAGCACGTACCCCTTCAGTGGTGGCTGATCTGTGTAAGGAACGGATACAAGCATGTCGTCCAACACTTTTCCTGCGTACTCTCCGCCAGTACGCCCGTATTTCCAAATGTTTTTCATTCGTTTCACTCCTTTAATCTAAGATTCTATTTCCATAATGTGCAGCGTGTTTATTTGAGAAAAATCTAACTTCTTACCATCTTGAGTTTCAAAAGTGATATTGAAGTACTCTCCTTTTTTCAACGCGAATATTCTACTAAAGTGAAGCCCATGCTTCCATTGCAATGCAGTTCCATTTATACCAACACCACCTGCGAAACCAATAGAACTAGTTTGGGCATCGTCTTTATAAAAAGTAATATAACCATACTGGCCAGCTGTTGATCCGCCAAACTGATATCTAACTAACCCTTCTACTAACAAAGTACAATCTCGATTAGCTGTTGCTTGCCAATTTCCAGAATTCCAAGTCAACGGATTCTCCTTCATAGATCGATTCAACTTTGCTCCAATGGTGGTTGCTACTGGTCCAATAATTAACCGAGCTTTATTAGGAATACCAGTTTGTTCAGTTCCTGTTGAATGCCACGCTTCATAAGGCAACAGCTTTTCTTCTACCAGTACATTTTTTCCATTAACTAGAGGGGTTTCTAAAAAGTTCTTAGTTCCATCTACAGATTGTGGTTCGGTTAAGCTCACCGAATCATTCAAGCCTTTTTCAGTATATTCAGGCATGATGTCCCAGCTGTAGTCGTTCGGATTGTTGCTGTCTTTCAATCCTTCTCCGAAGTATTTAAACTGACTAATATTTGGGGTTCGGATGTCACCTTTTTCTAGTTTTATCCATTCTATTTTGACTTCACCTTTTGTTGATTGGGGCACTTGAAATATATTTATTTGATTTCTAACACCAGCGTCTATCATTTCTTTTGTTGGTCTAAAATTTAGTTGCCAAGTATCTGTTAACCCTTCAACAGGCATTAGGTTACCAGCGTGTTGAGACCCAGCTAGCAAATACAATCCAAAAGTCTGTGTGGCTGGTTTAGTGGCTTTCATTGTGATTACATAGTCTTGGTTTGCTTCATAGTAGCCTTCTATATTACCTACATAACATTGATATTCTGTAGTAGTACGTGGCAAAGAATTTCCTACGTCTGTTCTTCGTATATTCTTACCCAATACCGTCTTGCTCAAATAGTACGGCTCAACGAGTAGGTTGGGCTGGTACGGTGTTGCCGTATCACTCGTTGAAAGAACTTGTTCAACCTTTATATTGTATTTAATAGTTACCTTAGTTCTTGGTAATTCTTTTGGAAAATACATTTGCAATGATTGACATTTAGAATTAGAAATTATATCAGTAATGTTTGTATATGTTGTAGAATACCTAGTCATTTCTGTGGTCGCACCTGTATTAATAGGTTTGGCGTATGCGGATAGTATCCCACTTGCATTTGTGTATACTGGTCTCACAAAGAAAACATTACCTGCAAGAGGTTCCTCGCTTTTTAATTCTATTGACCAGGCATAATTCTTACCAACTAGTGGTCGAGGTAAGTTATTAAAATACAGTCCTAAATTACCCGTAAACTTGCTCAAGTCGACTGTGAACGAGTCTCCATTATCAATTACTAAATCGCTAGATGGTGGAATAGGTGCAGAGCCTTCTTGCGTCCATGATGTTGATATATCTGAATAAGAAAGATTAGTAATCAAGTTAGGATTTCCCGAATAATCATAGTCCCCGAAGTCGATGCTGTTACTGTACATCTTTTTCAGCTTGCCGAGGTCGCCGATTTGCTGATTGGTTTGATCAATACGATCATTTGCCTTATCAATATTAGTATTGAGAGTTGCGACATCTTGATTGGCTTTCGTGATTTTGTCGTTTGTGTCTTTCAGTTTCGCATCAATCTGCGTTTCAGATTCCGCAATTTTCTGCTCAATCTCTTGCTTCCCATCAGCTAGAATTTTCTCAATTTTATCAATGGTCTGACTGAAACCATTGAAATAATAATCTTCTAGTTCTGGTGTACTATCATCGATTGGACTGCGTTTGATGTCAAAAGTAAAACGACCAGCTGTATCTAACGAGCGGTCGTTTAGAAAATCAATATAAATACTCCCATTTACTCGGCCTTGATATCCCAAAATATTATCTTGAAGGACAATGGATACTAGGCCATTGATTCGATCATCAATCGTGGCTAAGTAGTCATGTTTACCAATACCTCCTTCAGCAGTTGAGGAAGAAAAAGTTAAGCGAATTGGCACAGTTGTCCCTTCAGGTAATGATTGAGGTAGATTGTTTTTTACCAATTTAAAAATTAATTTAGCAGTTCCTCGATCATGAGACCAAAAAACGACACCAGTGTTAATTTCATTCATTGATTGTGCTTCGATTCTAATAATCTCCGAATTTGATTTAAACATTATAGCGTCGTCCCTTTCGTGATATATAATCCGCAACCCGTAACTTTTGTTTGGATATCGGCAAATCCAGTAGGCGGTTCACGTCGGATCACTCCATCATCACACCGTGCACCAGTTGTATTTTGCGAACCTATAATACTACTAATAAGAATTGTTCCCATTAGCTTGGCCCAAATAGCGATATTTTGTCTGTAGAAATAAGTGTTCCCATAAATATGACATTGAGTAGTACCGCCTGCGTAAACTGCCATCGAAGAGGAATTTCGATTGTCATTCGCAAATTTACATTTATTAACTGCTACATATCCACTTTGCTCAGCAAGCAATTGATAAATACTTCCTGAAAAATCTGGCCCATTAGCAGTATCTATAAATTGTAAGCCAGTCACTTGGATGTAACCTCGAACGAAGAAAAATCCCACACTTCTAACCTTAACCGGCAAATCTGCCGTTGAAGCATCGATACTATCTACATTGTCTTTGCAACGAATATATAGTGCAGTTACGCTAACATTTCGAAGAACAGGATCTTCTAAATACACTCCCGAATCAATCCATATCGTGACTGAAGGAATGGTGATTAACGCCACTTGATTAAATGCCATTTGAATTGTCGCAAATGGCTTTTCTTCTGAGCCATCTCCAGTTTGATCATTCCCTTTATCTACAGAAACATAAATATTTATTTGTGAGGCTGATCCACCGATAATCTGTTCAATGCTATCATTTAACTGTCCTACTTGATTTTGAGTATTTTGTTGTTGGTTTTGTACTTCGTCAATCTCATTCCTAAACAGTCGTTCAGATGCGAGTAATCTGTCTTGAAGAACATTGTATGTTTGGCCCTTATAATCTACTCGCCCATCTACAACTTCGTTTGGTGAGTCTCCGCCTGAATGAAGCACGAGATTATCAATACGACTATTCGTTGATTTGTCTTGATCAGATAGTTTCTTTTCAAGATCATTAAGGTAGTCAATGTTTTTATTAAATTTCTCTTTCCATTCCGTAGAGATACGGTTACTGATTAATTTTAATAACCCCATCAAATCACTCCTTTCTTCGCCATTTCAGCGAGTATCGACGTCATTGTTTTCTTTGTGTTGCTCAATGTGATTTCTGGTGGCTTATTTGGTATCGCTGGATACGTCTTGATTCCTACCACTTGAATGTACGTATTGATATTCAAAGGTTCATAAATGAATGGGACATAATCTCCTTTGTTGGGGCTGATCTTCCATTTCAACGTCACAGCCCCCGAAATATTTGGATAGTCTTGCAAATCTGCCTTTAATCGCTCAAGCATGTTTCCTGATACGGTGTAGCGCTCATCGCTAACAGGGTCTTGTATTCTAATTCCCCATTTTTCTGATTCAGGGCTCGTATAAGTGATAGGAGTAAACACATAATCACTGTCTTTAGGATTCTCAGTATTTGCGCCATCCTTCAATTTTCCATAGCCTTTGATTTGTGTTTTTAGACTGTACGTATCAATATCGAATGACACTTCATCTGTATTGTATTTATAGCGAATCTGTTCTTCCGTCTGCTGGCCGTACTCACTGGCGGGATAGAAAGTTAGATGTTTATTATTCGGAATCACGACTGCATTATAGTCAGTCAGAATCTCATTGATCAGCTTCAAATAATTCGCATTACCGAAGTTTTCTTGTTCGACTGTAAGGAATTTCTTGTTTGGATCAATGACTTCCCATGTAAAGCCGCGACTACCTGCACTAAATACATGTGTGAGTAACTGGCTAATAGATCTCGCACCAGTTACTGTATCGTACTGATAACCATCTTGAACGGTGTAATAGATATGTGTCGCAACTACTTGTTTCGTCAACAACTGTCCAAGTGCTTTGCGAGTCATTTCTTTGATCACAAATTCCTGTCCGTTGTAGAAAACAGAAGACTCGTATTCAACTAAATCAAATACTTCCTGATTCAACGAATTGCTGGTAACGGTAAAACCAATCTCCCACGTTTCATTTTGTTGCCAGTTTTCATAAAAAGAACTCTTGTCATAACCGACAAGGATCTCTTCTTTGGTTTGTTCATAATTTCGAATAATTAAATCAGTCACTCAATCACCTACTTATATAAGAAACGGAAATCCCATGAAGATTTCACTCTAGTAATATTTTGGATCTCGATTTCATTGACTCCCTCAACCAAATTGATCAGACCGTGATTCGTATTGATTCCGCAACTTACACCGTTCAATTTTGGGTATACACCATCCAAAACTAATGTCTGTCCGAGATTCGTAGAAAGTGATGGATAGTAAATAAATCGATCACCAGTTGTTTTATTGAAAATCGTCACATTTCCTTCTGATTCTCCTTCTAATGCGATCCGCAGATAATGTTCACGTGGATCAATTTCAAAGCTTCCAGCATTGTAAATAATGAAGTGACTAGTCTGATGAGTGTACTTGTAATCTTCCGCCACTAGCCCTTGCGAGAACTGCCATTCTTCCTCTAGATTGAAATCCGTTAAAGTGGTTGCGATGGATTCAGCACTCCCTGATGGAATATTAAAGGTTATTTCTATCGTAGAATAATCGTTCTCTTCCTCAGTAATTTCAAAATTTGTTGGATTTACTTTAAATCTTTTTCCTGGACTTAAATCATAGGAAATGTAATATTGATAACCAACAAAAATTAGCTCATAGAACTCTGTTAATAGCAGTTCTTTATCATGCTTATTTTTGTAAAAGATATCAAAAGTCAGCACTAATTCAAAAGGACGAAAACTAGCATTAGCTTCTCTGCTACCGTTCGTCCCTTCAAAATCTTCGTAATTCACTTCATACACTGGTGCTTGACGTTTGATTTCTTTACATACAATTTTTTCTTTTCTTTGCGGATCAAACAACTTCCCATTTTGATTGAACTGTAATTTGTAAAACAATTATCAAACACCTCCATTCGTATATCGAAGTTTATTCAAATCAGAGCCCATATAATGATTAGCAGCTTGCCCAATGTCAGAAGACTTGAGACTTAAATCTTTTCCAAGAATCGCTCTAAGAATCATCATTAACTCATTATGCTGTTTTTGTTGCTGTTTAATCAAAGTTACAAGCTCTGCTGAATTATCAGCTGTATTTGCAGTGTTGGAGCGTTTCTTGTCATCGCCAGAAAGGAAAGCTAATGCTTGACCCATCAATTCAATAGCTCTTGTTTTTCTTGTCAATGGAATAACCATTTCTGGTTTATTTCCTTCTCCTGCTCGATATAGTCCGTCTTTGGTAATTAATCCGCCATTGGCATATCCATGTCCTTTCCCGATAACTTGCAACATACCTGCAACTCCGTAACGTTTCTTAGCATAATTGATTGCTGCTAACATGTTATCAAATCCGTTCATAATATTTCCGTGACCAGGAAAAGCGTTAGCTGCAAAAGTTCCGGGTTTCGTTTGAAGTAATCCTGTTGCATTGCCTTCAGCGAGTCCATCATTGCCGCCGATTGCTTTCTCATTACCACCAGATTCCGTTTGGATTTGGGACATCCATGCATTTATATAAGCTGCTGTAGCTGGTAATCCATTCATTTTCAATGCTTTAGACACATAAGAACGCCAGCGTGCAACACCACTTCCTCCAACTCCTCCATTGAATATATCACCAGAACCCATCGAACCGTTTAAATGAATATGATCGAAGTGATCGCCATCTGGCCAATTCGTCCATTGTCCGCTTGACCCTGTTCCAGATAATCCCATGCGGTCACGTACACGTCCATTCGTAATGACATACGCAATTTTTGAAGGGAATTTTTCAAAAGCGTAATTAGCTGCTGCTGTATATCTCGGATCTCCAGATATACCTGGATAAGCCAAGTCTATAGCTTGCCGTTTTCCGTGATAGTAAGCATCTCCTGCTCGATATCCAGAAGTTACTGTAAGCCCGGGGAACTTACCCATTACTTTCTGTGCAACATCAACTAAATATTGATAAACACCATTGGCATTTACTGCGCCATCAAAATTGTCATGAGTGAAGAATTCACTTAATTTTGATTGAAGCATTGTATTTGCAGCTTTGGACATTAATGACGTTCCTGATTTAGTCATTTCAAGCCATGGTTCATTAATGCCTGAAAAGTCAACTTTGCTAGTTAAGAATTCTAACATTCTTTTTTCATCATCTAACAAATCAACAATATCTAAATTGCCAATACCTTTTTCGTAGTGTGGAATATTTAAACGTTCCTTTAATTTCTTTGTTAAAGAAGCATTTAAGACCTGAGCACCTTTAGGCAAATTAACAAGAAGGTCTCTACCTTTGGCAATAAAACCACGTCCATCTGGCATCTGAACATATTCTTCGTGAACCAGGCCTTTTTGATCATTAATCATAGCAAGTCCACCAGGATGTCCATCAGTTCCCTTAGCGTATTGTGGAATTGGCCAGTTTCCGATATTCTTACTTGACTCGACTTCCTTAAGCACATAGTTAACTCCCGATATGACGCCATTAACCCCTTTGCCCATACCACCAACCATTGTATTAGCGACATTGTTCATTGTTGTAGAAAGAGAATTACCTAACGAATTCATTCCGTTTATTAAAGATTGCAACAAGAATGTCCCTGCATTGTAAAAACCACCACTTTTAGAACGAAGGTTGTTAATCGAATCGTTACCAAGCTGATTTACACGGGCTATGAATGATCCATACAATGAATTCCAACCATTAAGATTATTTTGCTGCCACGTTCGGCCATTGTTGTACATAGGAGTGTTGTAGTTTCTAAGCGTGACCATTGCTTGATTACAAAATGAATTGATTGTAGCAATAAAGGTCCCAGTTAAACTATTCCATCCATTCAGTAAGTTCTTATTCCATGTTGCTCCTTGCGTATAATTAGGATTGTTTTGAAGTTTTAGCGCATTGAGATAGTTTGTAATAAAAACCATTTCACTATTCATATATTGAGGAACCGCTGAGTTCCAACCATTCATTAGATTAGTTAACCATTGAGCTCCAATTCCTAGATACTGATCTGATTTTTCTGAAAGACTGTCCGGAATAATCGGATCAGCAACTTTTGTTTCATCTGATAGTTTAGTATCTTTAGCATTAGTCGTTCCTGCCGTCAATTGAGTTCTCAATACCTTCGTTAGCTCGTTAATAGCTAAAATTAAAGCATCTAAGTTTAGCGTAGATGAAACCGTCGTTATGTTTCCTATACCATCAGCATATTTAGGCACTAGACGTTTAGTTTTAGTGGCGTTCAGTACTTTCGAACCTCTCGGTAAGTCTAAAACGACATTACGTCCTTTAGGTATAAAAGCTTCTCCGCTTGGCAAGGTTATAAGCTCTTCATAAGTAGGCCCTTTTTGATCGTTTACCATAGCTGCTCCGCCAGGATGGAAGTTTGTTCCTTTAGCATTAGGCATAGGACCTATAAAGTCAGCTGATACAGTTTTAGTAATTTTATCTGGTATTTTTGTTTGGAAGATGTTGAACGCTTCAAATGCATCTTTAGCAGCTTGTGAAGCCTCATCGTGTCCTACTGCAGTTTTATCATTAGGAAAAATATTTTTGTTGTAATTCTCTATAGAGCTTTTAGCCCCACTAATTGCCTCTTTTAAATTAACGTTATCTCCATATAGAGTTTTAAGAAGTGGCATAACTTTGTTATATTCTTCTACACTTACAGTCCCGTCTTTCACTTTAGCCAGTAAATCAATATTATTACCAAGCAAGTTTTTAACTGTGTCTGGAATTGCTTTCCATGCATTCCATGATTCTTCTGAAGCGAATATTTTGTTTGCTAAGTCAGTATTGTCAGCTAACATATATTTTTGATTATCTGGTAATTGAGTCCATCTTCCGTATATTTCTTCTGAAGATAAAACAGTGGTAGCTAAATCTTCGTTATCTGCAAGTAATCTTTTCTCATTATCAGGAAGGTTTACCCATTGATTCCACATTCTGTCAGATGATAAAAGAACCTCTGTAAATTTAGTATTATTAGCTGAAAGAAACTTTGCATTAGATGATAACTGATTCCAACGTTTAAACATTTCTTCGGAATTAAAAAGTTTTGTAGAAAAATCTGAGTTATCTAATAACAATTCTTTTGTGGGGTTATCTAATTGAGCCCAACTATTTAATTTTTCTTCTGATCCATCGATAGCATCGTATACTTTATACGCATTCAAATCTAAATCTTTCACTTGAAGTTTGTAAGTATCCCATAGTCCCAAATTCATGAGAGTTTCACCCATAACTTCAGGAGTATTTGAAGTTAGGATTGCTTCTTTAGAAGGAATATCTGACTCATTCCATTTACCAGCATTTTCTAAAGCCTTGTATACATTTTTAGAACACTCATCTTCTAATAATGCTTCTTTTTCTTTCCATTCCATATCATCCCAATAACCATTTTGTACTGCCGCTATGGAAATTACATCTTTTGCGTTCGTTGTTAGTTTCGCATCATGAACAACAGGTCTAAGTTCATTCCATTTAGTGAAATCCTTCGTTGCTTCATTCACTATTTCTTGTACATTAGTTTTTACTTTTCCTGTTTTTTCGTCTAAAACTAAGCCATTCCAAGTTGATCCAGCATGCGTAGCCTCATCAGCTACCATACCAAGTTGTTCTGCATTTTTTTCGGCATTATCTGCTATTTCATCCGATGTTTTCTTCGCTTGGGCTAAAATTTTTTCATTACTTTCGAGAAAAACTTTTGTATACTGACCAGTATTGTCCATAGCAGCTGCCGTTTTGCTAAATAATTGACCATTTGATAAACTCACTTCGTTAATCAATTGTGGATATTTATTTGTTATAGCAGCTATTTGGCTATCGAATCCTTGATTTGTAGTTTTGATGTAATCATTCATTTCATCTTCTAATGCATCAATGAATTCTTTACTTACTCCCTTTTCCTTTAAAGCCGCCTTTTTTTCTTCAAGCATTTGCCTATAATTTTCGGTAGTTGCAGCTTTTTGTTTCGCTAAAGATTGTAACCACGTCTTCGCTTCTTCTTCTGTAGCCTGTGCAACATCACCATTCATGGCTGATAGTATCTTTTTTCTGTTTTTAGCAGAAACATCGAGCGTATCCACATACGCTTGAGAAGTTCCTTTCATTAGATCCTGTATCTGTTGTAGTTCTGAAACAGTCAAGTCTCTGTTCTGATTTGCGGCTCTTTCTCTGATTTTTTTTATTTCTTCATTGTTGTCTTTTATTTTAGAAAGAGATTGCCCTAAGGTTTCTTCTTCTGATTCAGCTACTTCTTTCATGGCATCCTGAACTGATTGAGGTAGCCCTTTTAGTGCATCGTCTAATGCCTTTATTCTACCTGTTAAAGATGTTTCTAAAGATGTTCCAGCGGTTGCGAAATTAGCCGCCATATTATTCGCATCATCAACAGTAAATCCCTCTTTGAGAAGCCCGAATTGACCATTTGCACCTTCAATATTCTTCTGTACTCCGTCAAGAGTACTATCTATTTCCTCACCGACATCTGTTCCCCATTGCTTTACTCTTTGCGAGGAATTCCATGCTTCTTCACCAAATAATTTCCATGCTCCATAGCCAACTGCTAGTGCGCCACCAACGCCAACAATACCAAGCAGAGTAGGACCTAATAAACCTAGTGATGTTGTCATTGAGCCTATTCCGCTGGCGCCCGCAGCAGTACTTGCAGCACTAGCTGTTTTTTCCATTATAGGGACTAACCCGCCAATACCTCCAGCTCCTGCTGTCTTTGCAGCTGCAGCACCAGCTGTTGTTACCGACGATGCAAAGGCATCCATAGCCTTCTTTTCTGCTGCTTTCGCTGCTAAATCAACAAGGCTTTTCGTCAATCTTCCAGTAGTTGAAGTAACTTTACCTATTACTGAAGTACCAGTTCCTAAAAGCTTCAGCGCTGGACCAGCTGCTGCTGCTAATCCAACCCATTTGATAATGTTTCTTTGTTGATCATCACTCATAGCTGAGAAAACTTTCGCCATATTCCCTAAGTTTTTTATCAATGGTTTCGATACATTTAGACCATCACGCAACGCGTCTACAAATGGACCTCCAAGATCGATTGCTGTATCAATCACTTCGTTTTTCAACATCTTTAGCTTTGATTCAGTTGTTTCGTATCTTTTATTAGCTTCATTTGTTAAAGCTGTATTTTGTTTCCATGCGCCGTTTCCTTTTTCAATTGCTCCTTTGAATATGTCACTAGCATTTGCAGCTCTCAATAAACTGTCGCGTAGTCGAACTTCTTTTATATCCATGTCATCCAGGACTTTGATTGCTGAAGTACCATGTTTTTCTGAATCTTTCAGCCCTTGAATGAACTTAATGATTGCTTCTGAAGGATCACTCTTGAACAACTTCTGGAATTGTTCACTTGTAACACCTGCCACATTCGCAAAATTTTCAAGCGAACTTTTCGAATTGTCCGCTTCTTTATACATTTTCTTTAAATCAGATGAAGTGAATCCCATTTGCTCTGATACTGCTTTTAACGATTTTCCACCGTCTCTCACAGCATTTACTAAATTAACCCACGGAACACCTTGTTCTTCTGCCATATGTTTCAGTTGATCAAAAGCGCCAAATCCTTTTTCTACAGCTAGTTGCATCTGGATCATGACCTTCGAAAAGGCAGACCCACCCGCTTCAGCTTCGACACCAACAGAAGATAGAGCAGTAGCAAATCCTAGAATTTCGCCTTGGCTCATTCCAATCTGTTTACCAGCTCCCGCTAACCGCAATCCCATTTCAGTGATTTCTGATTCGGTTGTAGCAAAATTGTTACCTAGATCAACAATGACTGATCCTAATTTATCAAAGTCTTTTTGAGACATTTGGGTAATATTAGCAAATCGTGCTAAAGAAGTTGCCGCAGTTTCAGCCGACATATTAGTCGATTCACCCATGTCTATCATCGTTTTAGTGAAGCTAACTACGTTTTCAGTCTTTATACCTAATTGCCCAGCTGCTTCGGCTACATTTGCTATTTCTTGATGGCTACCAGGTAATTGGGTGGCAAGATTACGCAGACCTTTCTCTAAGTCGCTATAGGAATAAACTACGTTTCCATTCGAGTCTACAACTTCATCATTTGTCTTTTTTACACCTGTAAAAGCACTTTCCCATGAAATAGCTGCACTAGTAACAGCAGTTGCGCCTGCCACTATTGGAGCTGTTACTCCAACAGTTAGGGCAGATCCTATCCCAGAAACTCCTTTACCAAAGGCTTCAATTTTTTTCCCAGAATTAATCAATACATCAGAATTAGCCTTTAGTTTCCCCGTAAACCCTTCCGTTTCCACTTTCATCCGAGCAATCTGTCCAACAGTTGTTTTCATCTGAGATTCGTAACTTGCTGATCTAGCTGTTGCTTGATTCAATTGATTAGCGTATTTAGCAGTCGAAGCAGTAGCGTTTCCGTTAGAGTCAAAACTATCCTTATAAGCTTTAGTGAGCAATTCTACTTGCTTTTCATTTGCTTGTAGAACTCCGCCTAACCCACTGTATTTGGCTTGTAAAGCACCAAGAGAATTTCCTGAAGAGTTCATTACTTGCATCTGTGACTTCATTGCTTTCATTTGATGGTTGACAGCATTTTTAGCTCCGGCTAGACCTTTTGAAAAGGCTGAACTGTCTAAGTCTAGTTTGATAATCATATTGCCTAAAGGTTTTCCATTTGCCATATGTTTACCTCCTCTCTACATGGATTTCAAGAAGTCTTTAAGATCAACTTCTTTTTGTTTCTCTTTCTTAGGCGAAGTGCACGCAATTTTCATCATCATTTCAAAGGAATTATCTTCTATGTCAGATAGTGACCATCCCGCTTTCACTAACTCTCTGCATAGGTTTAAGTACATTTCTTCTGCTTCTTCGGGTGTTACTTTTTTGCGTCTGGGTCTGGATTACTTTCAATCCCCATTACTTCTCCTAGGATGTCGTCCAATGTGCTCATTACCTTCTCAGATGGTAAGCCATCAAGAATTTGTTCAGCTGTCAATTTGCTATCCCTGAAGATACCTACAGCAAAATCCAAATAAATGTCTAAACGATTCCAAATCATTACTCCATCTTCATTTAGCTTTTTGATTGTTTCTAAAGCTTTTCGATAATCTTTCCCTGTTGTGTCTATGTTTTCATAGACTTTCTTTCCTGATTCTTCTTTCAATTCAATTCTTACTTTTGCCATTTAGATTCCTCCATTATTTTCCAAATAAAAAAGCTAGTCCGAAGACTAGCCCGCTGCTTTTTCAATAACTGTAATAGTACATTTTGCTACTTTACCGCCATCCGTAGTAGTAAATGAAACTTCTGTAGTTCCGCCAACTTCAGCGTCTGTTTTTACTGTAACGTTGCCTCCAGTAACCGTAGCTACAGCTGTATTCGAACTGCTCCAGCTTCCTGTTTTGTCTGTTGCATTTGCTGGTGTTACAGTAGGAGTTAATTTTAAGGTTCCGCCTTGTTCAACTTCCGCTGTCGTTTTATCCAACGTCACACCAGTAACTGAAATTGGAAGAGTGGTAAATGCAGGAATATCTACTTTTACTGATTCTTGACCTCCGACCACACGCGTAGCTTGATAATCTCCTTTAGCAACTTGAGTATTTGCTGCAATTCCAGTAATAGAAAGTGGACTTTCACCCTCTGCGACTTTTGTAAATTCAGTACCATTTTTTTTATAGATTTTAAATGTATCTGGCATAGTTATCCTCCTAACTTAATTCAACTGTTACCCCATTAATAGTGGGAGTGATTGCTCCAACAACGGAGCTAGTTACTCCCCCGCTGCAGGAAATACCATCTCTTTCAAAGCAGTAATAGAAGCTTCTTCGTCTCCAACATATTTTGCGACTGTTTGGCCTTTAGCATCACCTTCAACATCATTGGCAATCGCTGAAAATACATATTCTTCTGCTTCTGGTTCGAAAGCTTCATTTGTCGTAGTGTTAAGATTAATAGATTCACGACTGAATTTTCCTTTGAACATCGCAAGCATTGCTGTATCGCCGTTCAAATCCTCCGATTCCATCAAAATTGCACAATATGGTGGCTCAGTATCTTCTCCCAAGAAGCTGATTTTGTTTGTATCGGTTTTGTAACCAAGAATTTTGTCATTTACTTCTGTTGGTAAATCTAACAATCCAAAAGTAGCTGAAACATCGCCTGTTCCTTTTTGAGAGACATAGTAAGCGATGTTCGATCCGTAAACTTTTGATGGTTCTTTTGATAGCCCACTGATTTCAGCAGATACAGTCGCCCCTTTGTCTTGTTCACCTTCAATTACATATAAATTTGCTGCTGGAATCTTCCCTGTGCTGTCAAAGACCCCGATTGTCATTTTTTTGAATCCTACTAAAGTCATAAAATTTTCCTCCTAATTTTGGGTAATAAAAAAAGACACGTTATTTTCGTGTCTTAATTTCTAATATTCGGTATCGTAAATTTTTGTATTTCCTTCGTAACGACGCGCGTCTACAAAGCGGTTTGTTTCAGTAAAGTATTCATCTAACCCTTGACCGGAAATTTGGCCAAAGCCTAGTTTTTTCATCTCTTTTTTTATCTCATATTGAATCTGCTTGCATGTTGCTCTATATTTCGATTCAACGTCAATCTGTATCATATGCTCCACAGAAAGCTCTTTGTTACTTCCGTGGTACGCTTCGTTAGGTGTATCTACAGGACGAATTGTGATCATTGGACCTGTTTTATCGGCGGTTTCAGGTTGCTCATAAAATTTAATACGATATTGCTCGGTATTCTCGTTGTAGGTCATTGAACGAATATACTCATTCAAACAAAGAGCCTCGTAAATGATATTAAGCATATCTTTCATAAACTCTTTTTAACCTCCTCTCCTACAGCATCAAAGTACAACGGCTCGGAATTCTTAAGCGATTTTGTTATTACACCAAATCCTCTCGGTCTAATTTGTTTGCCTTTTCGTGTATAACCCCATTCATTCAAATGAATGATTCTATATCGTTGATGTGGACCATTCCAATCGATTTCAGCTTCTGCCTTGTAATCTCTATACGTAGCGTTCTTGCGAACAACCTCAGCGATCGTATAACCTTTGTCTTTAAAAACGGTCATGTCCGTTTGCAACTGTTTTTCTACTTTTTCAGCGCCAACATTGATTGCTTTTTTTGTTAATGTCTTAGTTTTCTTTTCTCCAAACTTTTTTTCTAAAGCTTGGATTGTTTCTTGAACGCCTTCAAACTTTACGTTACTCATCGTTTATCACCGCTAATAAAAGTGTGACAAACTCATTCGAGGCTAAATCATGTCGTACTTCCACGATATTCCATCTGAGTCCGGAATATCGATAATCAATTATTTCTGCGAAATCTTTATTGTCCGGAGTATACTTTTTTCTCGGATCACGCATCACCAGAGTGACTGCCAACTTAGTATCTAATCCATTCAAAACTTCAAGGTCCTTCATTGATGGATCGTATATTTCAGCTCTTGTTTTATACAATATTTTTTCCTCATCATTACCGGGTTCAGGTCCATTTGAAGGTTTATATTGATAAAAGAAAACTTTTGTATTTAATTTTCTTGTACTAGACCTTTTCAGTGGACTCACCTTCTTTGAATACTTTATAACTCGCTTTGAGTTGAAGAATAAGAGAGTTGAACCCTAGGTCATACTCTCTTAAACCCCCAGTTGCATTCGCTGTTTCAATGGTAGCTGAGCGTGCATGATAGTAATGATCCGTCAGCATCAAGATAGAAAGATTTAAAAGATCTGTGTAATCTTTGTCTGTTTCATAAAAAGAAGGCTTATCTTGTCCGATAGCTCCTTTGATGTATGCAATAGCAGCTGTCGCAGATCGTTTAATGCCGGTATTATCGTCAGAAAAATCTTCACGAATCGCCTCTTTGATTTCTTCTAAATCTTGTTCATTTTTAGGATCTAGAATCATGAATACACCGCCTAACCAAGTTCGATAGTTGCCCCATCTGCAGTCGGGGTCACTTTCCCGACGACTGCCGGGGCTACACTTTTTTTATCGTAGCTAAACGGAACGCTGAAGCCAATTTAATCTGATGATCAAACCATGCTGTGACAACAAACAAATTAACACCTGTTTTCACGTCTTTATCTTGTTCGTACGTCGCACCGATATCGTAGTTAAAGTGTGAGTATGAAAAATCTCCGATAACAGGGGTAACAGCAGCATCAGTAAAGATTACTGGTTTACCTAAAATTTGTTCAGGTTGTGCTGTATAAAGAGTGGCACTTCCGTTAGCTAGGGTTTCGATGATATTTAAATAATCGGCATATTTCATCATGATTTTTGCATTTTCACGATAGTCTTCGTGTAGATCAGCAATAGCAGCTTTAATTGCTTTGTATAAATCTTCACCTTCGACTTTTTTAATGTTTACTTCCGTTTCGTCATAAAAACTCATATGTTCTTCGCCAGTTTTAGGAATTGTAGCAAACGCAACTTTACGCTCTTTTGCAGCTACACCAGACTGTAAATTACGCTCTACAGTTGAAACTAAATTCGTATTTGTTCCAGCTAAGATAGTTTCAGAAATACCAGTAAAAACTTTAAACTTATGACGTCCAAAAGCTACTGTATCCCCTTTTGCTTTCAGTTCTTTTGCTGTCTCCATATCTGCAATAAAATCATCATCATCCAATGTGAAAGAAACTTTTGGAATTTCTAGATTAGGAATATTTGTGATAGCTGAAACATCTCTTAATGGATTTTTTACAATCGGTTCAGAGATAATGTCGGTAGCTACTGTTTTAGGTAAGAATTTCCCACCTTTTGAAGCATCATCATCGCCTAATACTTGTAAAACATCTGATGGAACAGCTTCTTTTGCAATGGTTTTGCGAATCAATTCTGCTTTTGCATCAATTACTTTTTGTTTAGGATTTTCAGAAGTAGTAAATTGTCCTTTTGACAAATTAGCCTTTTGTTCTGCTTCCATTTGGTCGTGTTGAGTTTTGATAATATCGAAACGTTGCTGTAAATCATCTTTTGATTTTTGCATTTGAACTAACTCTTCAGCGCTCGTCCCTGGATCTGTTGCTTTTTGCATAATCGTATCGTTTTGTTTTTGAATTTGCTGTCCTAATGTAGCTAAATCTTGTTTTAATTCATACAGTGTTTTCATTTATAATCCTCCTAGAATTGTGCCTATCAAGGCTTTGTTTTGTTTTGCATGTTCAACGATTTTTTCTATTTTTTCTTGGTCTCTCGAGTCTTCTTGTCTAGAGTCCAAAAGTTTTTCTGGAACTTTTTGATACGTTTCAAACAGTTTTTGACTGATTGAAGCTGCAACTTGATTAGCTGACTCAACCACATCGCAAAGACCGTAATTGTATGCTTCTTGAGCAGACATCCAAGTTTCTTCGTCCATAATTTGTTTTATTTTTTCTTCTGTTAACTTTTCACCAGCTTTTGCTAAATACGTAACTACAGAAGATTCAGCTATTTTGTCCAAATCATCTGCTTGTTTACGTAGCTCTTTGGCATTTCCCATTGAAATTGTCCAAGGATTGTGGATCATTAACATGCTGTTTTCAGGCATAATGACTTCATCACAGCTTGCTACAATCACACTAGCAATCGAAGCAGCTAAAGCATCCACATGAGCTACAACACGTGCTTTGTGCTGTCGCAACATATTTCCGATTGCAATTCCTTCAAAAACAGACCCGCCTGGTGAATTTATGTGAAGATTAATCTGACTAACTTCTCCAAGCTCCTTCAAATCTTTTTGAAAACTTGCTGCAGTAGTGTCTGTGTCGTCCCATTTGAAGGAGACAATTTCTCCAAATATAAAAACATCTGCTTCATTTTGATTAGCAGACTGTTTACATTCCCAAAACTTTTTCATTTCAACCCTCCTTTCAAGGTAAAATAAAAAAGACCTAACTATTTTTAGTTACGTCTGTTTCACTAGATTTATTCGATTTTCTTAATGTTGGATCCATTTCTTGCGGGTACATATCACCTGAAATCCATAGATCAGCAGCTTTACCACCACGCGGAGGCATTTCTTCTAACATTCTTGCCTCGTCAGGAGACATCCAACCGTCGCGTATTCCGCCATGATAAAATTTTTGACGTGCATCACTGTCTCCGCGAAGCAATCCCATCATGTTAAATTTGAAGTAGTATCCTTTTATTCTTTCAGTTTTTTGAAGTATTTTCTTATTAAACTCTCTTTCATATTGCTTCACAATCGGAGTGAGTGTCATATTAACGAATAGTTGCATCAACTGCTCATTTGATGAGAAGCTGCTACTGTCAGAGTTCAAGAAGATGCTAGGAACGTTATAAACATTAGCGATACGATCTCGAGTAATTTCCTCAGTGATCTTCATATCAGTTGCTACGAAGTTCCGTTTCATTTCTTCAATGGTTACACCCGGCTCTTGAAAAAGCACGCCACCGTTTTCTTCGTAGAAACGTCGGAAATCTTCCACTACGGCTTTTCTTTTTTCTTCATCAACGTTAGTGTTATAAGTTAAGATGAATGAATCTCGTAAAGATTGCATTTCTTTTAAAGAAAATTCGCGGACCGCTTTATCAAAATCATTCGAATTCTTCAATACTCGAATTGGACTTATTCCCTTCCAATTTCCGTTTCCTGCGATATGTCGGACATGAATAACATCAGTATTATGAAAATAAAAAGTTTTACCATCATTATTCACTTGATACCATAATTCTTTACTATCCTGTTCAATTACTGGTTCAACATAGTTTGGATTGAAAGGGACCAAAGTATCAAATTGCCCTCGAAAATCTCGAATAATCAAAGCATAGCCGTTTCCATTTGTATTTCTGCTAACTTCAAGTACATTAATTATTTGATCTAAAGTTTGATTTTTGTTAGGAAAATATATTAATCGGTCCATAGATTCATCGAATTGTTGATCGTAATTCAGATATTTTTTGAATGGTAGACTGGACAATGTATTACTTAAACGAGAAACGACTGAAAAAATATTTTCATTTGTTTCAAGAGTTGAATTTTCTATTCCAAAAAAAGTCTTGCCAAACCAAGCCTTAAAGTTACTACTGGTTGAGTAATCTTTTATAATTGCCTGTTTGATAAATTTTGGAGTTACTCTATTAACCACTTTTTGAAACTTATTCATTATTTACCTCCCTTCATCATTTCTCTGACGCTTATGAAACCAATGGTTCCGCTCTGTTTAGATTTTGTAGCAAACATTTCAACTACGCTGACATGACTATTCAATACAGCAGCAAAACCATCTATTTTCCTATTCTTCGATTGCTTTGTCGGCATCCAATTATTGTTGCGATCTTGAACTAGCTTCACGTTAGAAAGATACCACCTAAAAATTTTCTGTTGGTTATAAATTACTTTCCCGTCTAAAAAGCGTTCTTTCAAATCTTTCATCGGACCACCAAGAGTAGTGAAGCCCTGAATAGCTTCTTCCATCACAAATCCGTAGTCAATCATTTGCCGATTCAAAATCAAACTGTTTCTCCTGTCATATCTGATTTTCAGTATTTTATATTTTTTTGATTGTTCAACAAACCAGTCAAAAACAAACTGGTAATCGACATAACTTCCTGGTGTCACAGTTAGATCGCCTGATTTTATCCAAGCATCCAACCGTTGTTTATTATTGTCGTTGTTATATCTCTCTTGCGAAATCCAACTATGTTCTAGAACTGCTATTTCTCCAGTTTCGTAAATAGGAAACTCTAAATTAGCTGACGTGAAATCTTGTGTTTCTGATAAATCATATCCTCCAACACATTCTTCACCTTCCATCGTTTCCCAATCAATCATTTTGTTATTCTTATTGATTGTCTGCATATCCAGAAACGATAGTTCGTCTATGTCAGAAAATAGATTGAATTGCTTAGTGATCCAGTCCGCTCGTTCCTGGGGACTATTACGTTCTGTTTTCCAATCGGTTACCAAATCAACAAATGACATCAACCCGATGTTTGGATTAGCTTTGATCCAGTTCCTTGGGTCATCCGCCTCAGAAACATCATCTAGCTTTGCTACAAAATAAAAAACTCGTTCATCTAGCCCATCTTCAAGATGTTCTAAACAATCGAGTGCATTGTCATAATATTGCATAAGCGGCCCATCAAGAACATAGCCAGCTGTAGTTATATAAACGATCAGCGGTTGTCTTCGTGTACCACGAGATTTTTTTATTACATTTATCAATTTGAAATTAATAAATTCATGAATTTCATCAAAAATCGCAAAATGAGTGTTTAAGCCATCAAGCTTTTTACTATCCGATGCTCGAGCTTCCATTTTAGAGAAAGTAGTCTCATCTTTAATTAAGGATCTTTGTGGCTTGTATTTTTTATCCAAACGTGGCGATTGTTTCACCATTTCTTTGGTTTTATCGAACAAAATAGACGCTTGATCTTTTGCATTGGCCAAAACATAGACATTGGCACCTTGTTCATGATCATATCCAAGCATGTAAGCAGATAGTCCACTGATAAGAGATGTCTTTCCATTTTTACGACCAACGAATGTCAAAGCTTCACGAAAACGTCGGATTCCTGTGTCTTTATGAATCCATCCGAACATCGAACCGATGATAAAATGTTGCCATGGTTGCAAAATGAATCGGTGAAAGTCGCCTTCAGTCGGACGGCAATTATCTTCAATAAAACGAATGGGACGATGCCCTACTTCTTCATCAAAAATCCACGGAAATTCTTCTGTTCCTTGTCGTTCTAAATCTAATAAATGACGTTTAGCAGCAAGGATGTTTTCTTTGCTCGCTGGTATAGATCCATCAATCAATCGCTCAGCATACCAAGTGGTTAAAAGTTCAGGATATGGTTCTAATAAGATGCCTCCCCATGAAGCTTGTTCTTCTTTATAATCAAACCACCACTTCTCCAATTCTGAATAAGATAGTTTCATTAAGTCCATTCAGAATCATCCTCATCCTGAGCCATTTTAATAGCTAATTTTGCTCTCGCAGAGGGCGACAGACCCAAATCGCTACCAAAAGCACGTAGATTTCTAGAACAAGTGTCCATCTGCTTAGACAAAGGATTTCCATAAAGTTCCGAAGGTTCATGAAAAGAATCACCATTCTCTTCAGCCATTTTCTTTTTTTCTTGGTATTCACTTTTGTATTCTCGTTGCATCTTCTTGTACTGTTTAACCAAAAACACGTATTGTGAATACCAGCTACAGTACATTGCCATAACATAAATATCAGGATTAGTTACTAGTTCTATAGAAAGAAGTTCTTCTTTTATAAATTCAAAAATATCCTTTCCTTGTTTATCTAGCCAGGTAGGAGCTTTAATTTTATCCGTCTGCATTTGCAGCTGCTCTTCGGCTTCAGCCCGTTTCTTTAATTCTTTAGTGTTCTTTTTATTAGGATTTTTTTGTAAAAGCTGTAATTTTGCACTTTTTGCTGGTTGCGGCATTTTATCACCTTCTTTCATGGTAGAATTAAAATAAAAAATGGAGGTATAAAAATGATTGAAGCACTAAATCTTGATCAAATATATAAAGTAACAAATAAATACCAAACTGACAGAATAATTGGAATCCTTTTTGCCAGATATGATACATCCAAAAATTTAATTGAACCCAATTATGATTTTTGGAACAAATTAACATCAGCGCATTTCGATATTTTTTTAGCTGGTTATGGCGCATATCTCTCGCCTGACGAAGAGACATCTCGAAAAAAAATCATATCTTTTTCTGATTCAAACGAAAAACGTATATATTTTGATAATGACGCATACATCAGCGTTGTCAAAAAATTTAAAAATGAGTTAAAAGCATTCAAATATGATGATAGTGTTCCTTTATTAGTCTTATTAGACACAGAGAACGGGATTATCAAATGGAGTAAGCCCTTATCATAAAATTAAGCGATTCGTCTAAGGATTATAGTTTATCTAGGTCTTTTATCTGTAAGATTTCTGATTTAACGAGCCAGTTTTACTACCTTTCAGATATATGGTATAAGTTAAAGCGTTATAAAATACGAAAAAGAATAACGAATTCTGTTTCTTTATCCGATATAATTGCTCTTATAGCATTACTGAAGCCTTAAAAAATTGAAAAGCGGTAAAACTTTCAAGGAGGGAGCTCACCGGTCTTGGCGCCCTCCTGTTTCTACTTTTCTAAATAGGGGGGCTACTTTACTTCAGTGTAATCAATACTCAACCTCAATTCGTTTGTTCTTAATACATCTATTTCAGGTAGATTCAAGGATTTATCAAAATATCCTTCCTCTAAAATGATAGTTCCTTTACTTACTCGATTTTTAAACTCTTCCAGCTGCTCTATTACCTTTTTTAACCACTCCACTTGTTGTATTTCGGCGACTTTAATTGTTGTGCTACTAACATCCACTTTTTTATTCTCTTGTGGCATAGAACTTCACTACCTTTCTCTTAGTCTTAACTTTCTTTTCTCCTCCTGATTTCTCAGGATGTTCTTTGTTATGGCATGCAAGACAAACAAGCTCTAGGTTATTAATGTCCCAGAACTTAGTTATATCTTCTCTTGCTTCAATTATGTGATGAACAACTATCCCTCTTGTGACTATCCCTCGACGTTGACACTCTTGGCATACACCAAAGTCTCTTGCTATAACTAGTTCTCTAAGCTTCCTCCACTTGTTCGTCTTATAGAGTTTGTCTATCTCGTCTCTAGGTCTAGCTTCTTTCATTTACATATCTCTCTTGTGCCCAATGATTTTTCTATCTAAGTACTTGTTATTAGGTGAATCATAATACTCAATAGTGATGTCGTTAACTCCTCTGGGCGCTTGGTACTCATCGTCTTCCGTGTGCCAATGGTAAGTAATATCAATAAGACCTCTCGGCATCTCATCCACTCGTTGACCTTTATAAAAAACTTCTGGTACTGAGTCAGTATCTTTTAGTTTGATCTCTAATAGATTGTTTTTGTTTAAATCTTCTGTAACATTCTCTTGAATATCTTCTTTATAAAAAGTTCTAGTAATTGAATCATTCCAAAGAAAAATAATTTGTTCGAATTTTTCTAGCAACTCTTCAACACTACAATACGCAACGTGAGTCCCACCAAATACTCTTCTCTTTAACCAAAATATCGCATCTTTATAAATTGGCATCTCTTCTGTCGTAAATACGACCGGATTGCCTTGCAAGTTAGTAGCTATCACTAAATATTCTTTTTTTCTTTTATTCCAGAACATCGATTACTTCTCCTTTGCATCATTTTTTAATTTTGCTGACGTACACATTAACTAAGGCTTCTTGCACTTTGAATATCCCTTCAACGCCTAATCCTTTTACATCTAGATCTAGCCTATCTTTCAAGAACTTAGCATTGTGCTCTGCTCTAATTGTTTGCTCAGCGATGAAATAATTTAGTGCCGCTACTTCATCCATCTTTAACCCCACCAAACTAATGATGTTCATAAATAAGGTAGCTAGTTCATCCATATCTTTCTCTGCTCTTATCTTCTCAATCAACTTGATGTAATCATAGTTATCATTCATTTGATGTACCTCTCAATGTTTTGTTGAATATATTCGTCTTTCCAATATCCATGGCCGCAGTAACGAAGATTGTACTTATCGATCTCATTTGGTGTTGCTCCCCTGGTCATTTCAATGATGGAGTATTTCTTTTTGACTTGGACTGATTGGACAACCCTTATTGGATCATCTGCGTTTGGTTGCGGGTATTTATTTGTTAGTGATACATACCAGTAGTTTCTCATTTGACTTTTCTCCTTCTGCGAAAAGAAATAACTTCATTGCTTTCCTTTCGTTTGTGTGTATCACTCTGTATTGGTCTTCTAAACTCATGTACTTTTTCGCCATTACCTTTATGAACGGTGATTACTTCATACTTCTGTTCTAAGTATTTCTGTTCTAAGTATTTCTGTTCTAAGTATTGTGGTCTATACATTGTTGTTAACCTCCTTTATGTAAAATAAAAAGAACACCTAGAATTGAGATGATCTATCACCATTTAACATTCCCGCATTTCACGCATCCAAAAAATTTGTCACAGTTCTGTATGTATAAGAATACATAATCATGAGCGCATTTTCTTTTTTTCCAAAATGACAATCTTTTTGTTTCTGCAAATCGTTTCCTATCTTTGTCTAATTGATCCATGCCATATCTCCTTTATGCAAAATAAAAAGCAGTCTCCGATTGGAAACTGCAAATCAATTATCAATACTAATTTAACCCTTAAAAGGAAAATTATTTAGAAACATCAACTCCACTTTGTTATGGAAGTTATTAGAAATAATTTGGCTAATTATTTCAACAGCACTCTCAAATGGTATACGAGAATAAAAATTTATAGCCCAAACTTTTTGAGATGATGTCCATTGGGAACTCGTAATATAAACATTATTACTACTTACACTTTTAATATTTAAAGCCAATGTCTTAAAATCAGATTTTGTGAAACCATCTCCATCAAGCTTCTCAAGAATTGCGGTGTACGGGATATTCAAGTTATTGCCTGTATTAACAGTAGTCGAGTTATTTTGAATTAGCTCCTGAAGCTTTTTAAGAATTGCATTACTTGGATCATCAGTTTCTATATTTCCCATAGCTTGATCAAATGTTAAAACTTTAAAAATTGGATTTTCTGGATCCTTAGTATAATCGATTCCTTTGATCATTCTTCTAAGTTTATCTTTAAGTTCCTCACTTCCCGCTATATCATTTTTATAAAAAATAGTTCGTTCAGCAATAATATCAAAAGGCAGCCTTATTCCTTCTTCACAAATAAGAATCGTGTGCTTTCTCATTGTAAATCTTACACCAAGTTCATACATGACATTGGGATTCAAACCGGTAAGGTTACAAATAGCAAGTTTATCCTCATATATATGTTGAATGACTTGATCATTTATAGATCCAGTAGCACTAATATCATGAGCAGCCACAGGTTTTAAATCAAACTCATTCAAAACAGGCCGAAGAACCGCATCCGTAATGCCGTCAGCAAACCTTCTTTCCGGCCCATTATCATTGCCGATAGGTGTTATGATGAAGCAATTTTTATTTTCTTCAGTTTTAGCCATTAAGTATCTCTCCCTCTCAATATTACATTTTCTATATAATAACAGGAAAATCGAGGGAATTGAATAAACAAAAAGGCAATCACCAGAGTAATTACCCCATTTCTAATCTTTTTGACACCACCTTTCAATTTTATTAACAATACCTCTTAATATTTGTCTGTATGTTCTGCTCACTAAAATATCCATGGCTGCAGTAACGAAGATTGTACTTATCAATCTCTTTTGGCGTAGCTTCTCTTGTCATTTCAATCATAGAGTACTTCTTTTTAATCTGGACTGACTGGACAACTCTAACTGGATTATCTGCGTTTGGTTGTGGATATTTATTTGATAATGATACATACCAGTAGTTCCTCATTAGCCATTCTTCTCTTCAATAGCATTTAGATCATTGTAAATAGCCTTTGCTGTCTCTAATCCGACCCGCAGTCTTCGTTGAATGACTCCAACAGTTAGCTCCATATCAACTTCTTCATAGTCCTTCTTTAATCGCTTCATTTCCTCGAAATCTTTAGCGGTATATTGTTTCATATAATTATTCTCCTTTTAAATAAAATAAAAAGACCACTCAAAGAGTGATCTAATATGTAATAGCAACCTACACGCAGACAAGTCTGATACTTCCTGCACCTAACCACTGCCACATCCCTCGGTTGCTAGCGGTTTTACTGACAGGCAGTTATGGATTACCGTAAACCAAAGTCACTGGCAAGGAGACAAACCTTGCATGATACCTACCCTAATTTGAACTTACGTTCCGCCCTTAACTGGTTTCTTTTGGAAGTCAAGTGCGTTTACCTATTCCACCACAGTAATCAAAAAACAACTTGTGAAAACGATTACTTGTTGTATAATAAATATTATCAACGATAGAGAGCGTTGAAATTAATCCTTAGGAGTGTTTTTACATGAACAAACATGAAATACAAGCATTTGAACATGCAGTTTTTACTTTCAATAGACTCGCTAAACGAGCAAACGAAGACTTTATTCCGTTTGAAATTATTTGGGATACAAGATTTGGCCCCGCAACAGCTACTAACGTTCTATACAAGACCAGCTCTAATCCAATTATAAATGAATATTTCTTCAACAATGAGTATTTCCGTGATGAAGAATCAAATAAAGCTGCATATATAGATGAGTTATATGCATATGTAGATCATGCTGTATCTCAATACTTCAGCGACCTAGTTAGCGGTGGCTATTCACCTAAATTGGATATGGCAGAACGCCCACACGTTCTAATGGATAAGTTACTGGAACTATCTAAATTTGATGAAGCAATTAGTTTAAGAATGCCTAATTACTTAACCACTTGGGATTTTAAAACCTTAGACGAATCTATTAAATTGCCTTTCATTAATGATGAAACCCTGATATTACGTCCTCTATGTTTAATTAAAGAACAGACAACAACTTCATAAAAAGAAATGAACTATTTTTGATTTGGTTTATTTGTAGCTGTTGCCTGTTTATTAACAATTTTAAAATAAACAGCGATCGTATAGAGAAAAAATATGTGAGTAGTTTTTCCGATTGCTCTCTATTCAAAGAAGAAGTTAGCAACGATAAGGGAGGTTTCCTCCCTTACATTTTATTTTGTCTCAGACCTATCACTAATCTTTCGACACTATCATAATACATCATTGAACAGGTAATTGATTGGTATAAAAAAGGCATAAAAAAGAAACCAAATGGGTAATAAAAGGGTATAAAAAGTGTAAAAATTGGCTACTTAAAAGCAACCAGTTCTAATGCTGAAGCAAATTGGATGATAATCTTGTTTGATTCTAGTTTGACAGATTCTTCACTAGTATTATTTCTTTGAGCAGTTACATAAATCGATAGCCCATTGATGTAACGATCATAAAATATTTTTTTACGTCTTTCAGTCACATCAGGTTTGTGCGGATGCTGAATAGCAGAATACCCTCGAACAAACAATTTATGCAAATACTCAAATTCTTCTTGTGCTTCTTCTCTATCTATCAACATTCGTTCAGCTTCAAAGACATTATTAGCTGTAGATGGCGGAACCAAAGAATAAGATGCCGTCACTTTTGGCTCACGAGGTTGTCCTACCCTACATCTTGCTGATAGATATGCTGAAAGGAAAACACCAACATTATGTTTTGTGCGGTCCATATCAACATCTTTTGCGCTTGGTATCTCATATTTCTTTACATCAAAAAGTACCATCCTCTGATTCCCCCAATTATGATATAATACTTGTGTCAGGAATATTATTCATAGTCGGAGGAATCCGGCTTTTTTATTTGCCTTCTTTACGACCTTCTTCTTTCTCCATGTAGAAACCTAGCATTAATGTCATGATCCAAAAGATAACTCCTACAATAATTTTTACTAACATTCTGTACCCCTCGCTTTCTCTCTACGACTTAACCAAAAAGCGGTTAACTCTTCTTCCAGGTATTCATTTCTTTTTTCTAACTCATCTAAGTTTTCTTTTAATGATTCGTTTTTGTCGAATAAAACGATAACGCTTATAGTTAAGATGAAAATGACTAACGCTGAAATGATATTAACGATCATTGTTTATAACCTCCATATCCACCAATCTCGCTACAGCTAAATTCTCTTTGCTTTTCGCTAACCACTTATCACATTCCATCGTGTTTTCAATACGAATGATCGCTGAGTGATTATAAACATGTTCTACATATCCACGAAATGGATAGATGAACTCTTCTGCTTCACAGCGAACCATGTCACCGACTTTGAATTTTGATTTCTTGCGTGTTTTAGGATTCTTTGTCTGCATATCTAGTATTAAACCGCCGATACCGTGGCTACTAGCGTAAAATCCGTCTTTTAGTTTCATTCTTTCTCCTCCATCGTTAATGTGATTTTTTTCAGACTAACTTCATAGTCTGTATGCTCACGAATCAATTCGATTAAATCTTTTGCATACACGTAATTACCGCTCATGTTTTTAATGACATTTCTGCCGCCCAAACTTAGCGACCTATCAACATTCAACCCTCTCCCATAACCATTTCCAGAATCAATTGCGTAGTATATTTCTTCTTTCATTCCACTTCCTCTTCAATTGTAAAGAACAGTTATAAAATGTAGGAAAATGACAATGTAAAATTGTTGGTTTTCCTACATTTTTTATATACTCTTCTTATCCCCTATAGAATTGGAGTGGAATAGGAATGAGAAGAGATATCAGAGAAGGAGTGAAAAAACATATGATTGATGGCATAAAGCCCAATTATACTGCGTTAGCGGAACAATACGGATGTGACTATCGTACGGTTAAAGCAGCGTATGAAGAAGCGTTACAAGGTAATAAACCTAAAACAATGAGGACATATCCGAGTAAATTAGATTCATTCAAACAAATCATAGATATTAA